GGGGGGGGGGCGGGGGGGGGGGGGCGAGGCCCGACTCCCGACCTGCCATACACCCCCCAGGTGTGTAGGGGTTCCGACTTGGTGTACACACTTCCGCCGCGCGGGCGGGTGGGCCACATAGGGCCCCTTCAGGGATGTCCGAGACGCGAAGCCCAAGGCCCAGCAGTGCCCCTTATGCGGGTTCGACTTGACACCCGCCCCCGGCCCGACCTAGAGTTGGCCCAAGCCGCCCCCGACCGGAGCCACCTCGATGCCACTCAAGCGCGGAACCTCCCGACGCACGATCGGCCGGAACATCCGAGAGATGGAATCCTCCGGCCACCCCCGAGCCCAGGCCATCGCCGCCTCGCTCGATACTGCTCGCGAATCGGGGGCCGACATTGGGCCTCCCCCGGCGAAGCCGGGTGCGGCAAAGACCAAGCCTCGCTCTCGGAAGCGCACTTCGCGCGCCCCGAAAGGGAAGTTCGACTTCCTTTCCCGAGGCAGTGGCAAGAGCTACTAAAGGGAGTCCGACCTGTGACCGTTGCCGAACCCAGAGCCGTTAGGGTCGCCTCCCAGGGAAAGCACCCGAACCGCTGGCGTTGGTGGTATAGTTCGATTGCCGACTGGATGATCCGTAATCCGGGCGGCACCATTGTCGATTGTGCCAAGGAGCTCAACAAACACGCGAACACGATCGGCTTCATCATGAAGACCGATCTCTTTCAGGACTACTTCGCCGCCCGGCGGGCCGAGTGGATTCGCGACCATGACTTCGAATTGCGGAACAAGCTTACGAAGGTAGCGAGCCTCACCCTCGACGCCACGGCAGAGAAGCTCGAGAAACAACGTGACAAGATCGACTTGCCGCTCCTCACGGACCTCCTTAGCTCGTCGCTAGATCGCCTCGGCTTCGCCCCCGCCGCGGTCCCCTCTGTGCAGATCAACCAGATCGGGGACAATCGGACGCAGGTCCAGCTTCCGGGCTCCGTTACGGCGTCGGATCTCGAAGAGGCTCGAATGGTCCTCAGGGCGGTCCAGGCCGGCTACACGGCGCCCCGGCTTGTGACCTCTACCGAAGGCGGAAGCGGCACCTACGCGTCCCCGGTCGAAGACCGGAGCGGCACCTACCTGGGACCAGATCCCGGTTCGGTGATCGACGTTTCAGCTTCGGGGGCGGGGCCGGAGTCCCGGCAGCCTCTGGACGCGAACGAGGATTGAGCCTACATGGCTATTGTTCCTCAGTTTGCTCCCGCCGGCGGTCCTGCGGAGGTCCCCGCTGACGGTGCTCCGCCCCCGATGGTGCCGCCGAGGCGCTTTCGCCCCCTTTGCGGCGCGCCGCGCAATGTGTCCTGGGGTCCGTGGAGCTTCAAGGGCTCCCGCGGACTCAGCTCGGCCCAACAGTCGGGCCTCCGTTACGAGGCGAAGGCGCAGTCGTATCTCGCGACTGAGCTGGGCTATGCCTATCATCCGAATCCGACCCTACGGTTCGAGGACGACTCGGGCGCTCGGTTCCTCGTGCCCGATGGGCTCTATTTCGACTCTGTCGGATCGGCCGTCGTGTTCGAAGTGAAGAGCCAGCATATGCCCGAGGCATGGTGGCAGCTTCGACAGCTCTACGAACCGGTCGTGCGGGCGCTCAACTTCGTGAACCGCGTAGCCTGCGTCGAAGTCGTGAAGTCGTTCGATCCGGGAATGGGCTTCCCAGAGCCAGTCCAGAGCTATCGAGACCTCCAAGTCCTTCTGGCCGCTCCCGCCCCCGGCTTTAAGGTGCTTATATGGAAGCCCTGAGGGCGGTAAGGCCTCCGACGAAGTCGGAAGCGGCAACGACCTCGGGCCAGCCGGTGACGCAGGCCGAACTGGTCCGACTTTGCGCGGTGGACGACGAGCTCTATGGGCTTACGTTCTTTCCGCAGACCTTCCGACAACGCAGCCCGGCCTTTGCCCGCGAAATGTGGGCCCCGATGAACGATCCGGGGAAGCGTTTGGTGAACATCATTGCGTTCCGGGGCTCGTCCAAGACCAGCCGCGCCCGCATCTTTGCCTCGAAGAGGATCGCCTACGGGATTTCGAGGACGATCCTCTATGTGGGCGTTTCCCAGGAGAAGGCCATTCAGAGCGTCACGTGGCTTCGGAACCGTGTAGACCGGAACAAGCTGTGGCGCGACACCTTCGGGCTCCGCCGGGGCGCGAAATGGGAAGAAACGAGCTGTGAGATCGAACATGGGCTCTTCGGCCATACTGTGCGGGTTCTCGGAAGTGGTGTCACCGGAAGCCTCCGCGGCATCAACTTCGACGACTATCGCCCCGATTTGATCATCGTGGACGATCCTCAGGACGATGAGATGGCAGCGAACGAGGTTCAGCGCGAGAAACTTTCGAACCTTATCCTAGGTGCCGTTCGTAACAGTCTGGCGCCGACCTCGGATGAGCCCAATGCGAAGCTCATCATGCTCGTGACGCCGCAGCACCCGGACGATATCTCCCAACAGGCGAAGCGTTCGGGGATGTGGCACTCCTATGTGTATCCGTGCTGGACTCGGGAGACGATCGACCTTCCGACGCAGCAGCAGATGAGCTCGTGGGAAGAGCGCTTCCCGACTGAGACCCTACGTAAGGAGAAAGAGGACCACATACGGGAGAATAAGCTTTCGGTCTTCACACGGGAGATGGAATGTCGGCTCATTTCGCGAGAAACTGCCCAGTTTAGGCCAAATTGGCTCAACGTGCGGTCGACGGGGAACTCGGCGCCACGTGGCTATTATTCGGTCCTTGCGATCGATCCGGTGCCGCCCCCAAGCGAACAACAAATGCAGCGTGGACTCCAGACGAAAGACTACGAGACGCACTATGTCTGGTGTCGAAAGGGCTCCGAGGAATACCACCTGTGTGACTTCGACCGGTCTCGGGGGCATCAGCCCTCGTGGACGCTCGCAACGGCCTTCCGGCTGGCTCGGTTGTGGCGTGTTGGGAGGATCGTGGTCGATGCAGTGGCCTATCAGAGGACTCTAAAGTGGCTCCTCGAGCAAGAGATGAAGAAAACGGGCATCTGGTATCAAGTGGTTCCGATCGCCGACGGGATGAAGAAGTTTGCTCGGATTACGAACGTCGTTGGGGGCCTTGCGACGGCCGGCAAGCTCTGGATCGGTCCGGAGCACTCGATCTTCGCGGCGCAATTCGAAGCCTTTGGTCCGACCTACCAGGGCATCGACGACGACCTTGATGCCTCGGCGTTGGCGCTCCAGGAGCTTCATAATCCGTTCCTCCAACGGCTCGACGCCGCGACCGGTGAGCTTCGCGATGACGACGTTGAAGAGCTTCTCTACGAAAGGGCGTGTCCTTGAGGAGCCTTGGGCATGTATGGGATGGAAGACCAGTATAATACGGAGTTGACTCCCGAGGAGGAGAAACGCTTCCAGGCCTGGGCAACGGCAAATGGGCGCTCCGGCGACACCTACGACTACGATATGCGTGGTTGGTGGAAGGAAAATGGGGACAAGTCGGTTGAGGGACACTTCACCGACAAGTATAAGAAGCCGAATCATCCAACCTTTTCGAATGAGAGCATCTACCATGGTCGCGATGGGAATGTCGGTGGCGAATGGAGTGGAGAAGAAGGTTCAATGTCCTTTACGCCGGGTCGAACGAATCTCGAAAACTATACGCCGTTGATGCTTCAAGACTACTTCACGAAGACAGAACCCAATGTTCGACTTGTGATTCCGGAGTCACGTTGATGCCGACGCTCAGTTTCCCGGTCGACTCACCGCTGCACGCCCGATTGAAGCGAAAGCTCTCGTCGAGGATCCAACTGGCCCGGAAGGGCCATCAGAAACGCTATGAAGAGTGGCGGCAGGCCGAGGATCGATGCCTCGCCTTCGTCCATGAGAGCGAGCGTGATGCCGCCCGGCGGACGGCGCGCGACTTCGGAGATCCGCGCTACACGACGATCATGATCCCCTATACGTATGCGATGCTCATGAGCGCGCATACGTATTGGACGTCGGTCTTCTTCGCTCGAAATCCGGTACACCAGTACTCGGGACGTCATGGTGAGGGAGAGATGCAGGTCCAGGCCATGGAAGCCCTCATTGGGTATCAGGTCGAGGTCGGGGGCGCTATGGGACCCTACTACGTTTGGCTGTACGACATCGGGAAGTACGGATGTGGCATCCTTGGACACTATTGGTGCCAGGAGAAGCTTCAATATGGTCAGCTTGTCGAGATGCAGAATCCCGAAACGGGGCGGGTGGAGCTCTTCCAGGCGACCCAAGAGGTCGAGGGCTATCGTGGGAATCGCTGTTTCAATGTGAGTCCGTGGGACTTCATGCACGACCCCCGGGTGGCGCTGAAGAACTTTCAGCAAGGCGAGTTCTGCTGCCGCCGCGTCCGGCTGGGCTGGAACGAAATTCTCCGACGTCGGGCACAGGGCTACTATAACGAAAACGTCGATCGTCTCCGAACGGTCACAGACAAGGGTCGTGGCGACTCGTCGGACAACTTGGAGCGTCCGGAGTTCGATCAGATCCTCTTGGATGGTGACAATCAGAGCCCGACGAGTCATCCCTCAGGGGTGACCGGTTGGGAGGTCTATGTCGAACTGGTGCCCGGGGAGTGGGGCCTCCAGGGGACTGAGTGGCCCCAGAAATGGTGCTTTACGATCTCCGAGGACGAAACGATCGTGTTCGGCGCGATGCCGCTCGGGCTGGCGCATTGCCAGTTTCCATTCGACGTCGGAGAGTGCGAAGTCGAAGGCTATGGAACCTATACACGTGGGTTCCCAAAGATCATGGAGGGGATCCAGAACACGGTCGATTGGCTCATTAATACGCATTTCTTCAACGTCCGGCAGGCGTTGAATAATCAATTCCTCGTTGATCCGTCGAAGATTGTGATCCGCGACATTCAGAACACCGGGCCGGGCTTCATTTGGCGACTTCGTCCCGAAGCCTATGGGACGGACCTGAAGACGATGTTTATGCAGGTTCCGGTCAACGACGTCACGAGAGCGCACATTGCGGACTTTCAGACCATGCTTGGGATTGGCGAGCGGACTCTCGGGGTGAACGATCAGATTATGGGTTCTCTGAATACTGGGAGTGCTCGGAAGACAGCTACTGAGGTCCGAACGACGACTGGCTTTGGGGTGAACCGGCAAAAGACGATTGTCGAATATATCTCGGCCACCGGATTTGCCCCGCACTCGCAGAAGCTGGTTCAGTCGAGCCAGCAGTTCTACGATGCGAGGCAGAAGTTGCGGCGGGTCGGCAGCTTTGCTCAAGATGCAGGGATGCAGTTCCTCCAGGTCACCCCTGACGACATTGTGGGCTTCTTCGATCTCGTCCCCGTGGATGGGACGCTTCCGATCGATAGGATGGCTCAGGCGAACTTGTGGAAAGAAATCATGGCCGGCGTTCGGATGATGCCGCCCCAGATCGCGATGGGCTATGATTGGGGGCGGATCTTCGCTTGGGCGGCCCAATTGGGTGGACTTCGCAATATCAATCAGTTTCGTGTCCAGGTCATGCCGGACCAGATGCTGGCTGGCCAAGCCGGACGTGGGAATGTCGTTCCGATGCAGCGCCCGGGGCTGCCTCGCCCAGGGAACTCACCGGTTTCGCCCGGAAACAGCGCTTCGACCCAGGCCGGGCTCGATGCGCTCAACTTGAACCAAGAAGGACCATATTGATGCCTGCCACCACTGTCGATATCGTGCCCGCCCCCGTGAAGTCGTCATGGGCCTCGAAAATCAACTGGACCAATGCTGCCGGCGCCGCCGCGACGCTCAGTGCTCTCATCGGAGTATTGCCGATCCCCGAGGATCGGAAAGCCGCCATCGTAGGGCTGATTGCCCTTGTGACCCAAGGGGCCACGATTGTCCAGAGGACGTGGTTTACCAAGTCGGTCACCGCCGCGTCGGTTGGTTAGTCCGATGGACATCGGAGATATCGTGAACCCGGAGCTCCTTACGGAGGCGCTCCGGGAGGCCCGAAAGGCAAAGCGAGAGGACCTTGAGCTCGCCGAGGCTATGCAAGCTCTTCTTGTGTCCCAGGGGTGGCAACTCTACCTCGAACGGGTCTTGGGGCCACGTATTCAGAGCTTCGGTGAGCTCTTATTGCAGCCCGCCGGAAGCCAGGATGGGGCGTGGAGGACCGAGTTCGTAAAGGGCGCCTTATACGCTTTCTGCTTGGCACGCGATTTACCGAGTGTTATCGTGAGCGCAACACCGAAGGACGTCCGCGCCGAGCATACCGAGGAGCTGAGAGATGCGTAATTTTGCCGAACGCCACACGCCAGTTTGGGCACCCGATGATGTCTCCGGAGCCGCCCCCGGTGGTCCGTCGAGCTCCGGGGCCTCTTCGGAGTCGGAGTCCTCTGGGAGTTCCCCACAACCCGCTGTCCCCCCCGCTCCGGGAGGCTCCGACACCTCGGGGACGACTTCGTCCTCGGATGAGGGGTTCAGTTTTCTCGAGGACGTGTTCGGCCCCGGCCCCACGTCGACAACGCTCGCGACTCCGGCACAGGCCGTTGCGCCCGGAACGGAAGCTCAGCCTCAGACGCCCTTGGGGGCGGCTCAGCAGGCCCAGCCTTCGGCTTCGGCACCGGCTCCGGTTCCGGCTCAGTCCCAGGCACAGCCCGGTCAGACGGAAGGGCAGCCTCCGTCACAGAGCGCTTTCGACCCGGCTGATCCTGTGAGTCTCGCGAAGGGACTCTTGGCGAACTATGATGCTGCGGTGGCGCATTTGGCGAGCGGACCGTTCGCGCTCAGCCCACAGGATATGGAAGCGCTTGAGACCAACGTCGCCGGCGAGGTGCCTAAGCTCCTCGCGAAGGTGGCCGTCTATATGCAGGCGCAGGTTCTGACGCAAATGGGGCGGATTGTGCCTCAGATGTTGCAGCGCCATGGCGAGGTCGAACGGGCCCATACGAAGCACGTGGACGATTTCTACGCTGCGTGGCCGTCGATCGACCGAGCGAAACACCATGCGGTCGTCAGCGAAATCGGGGCGATGTTCCGAAGGATGAATCCGGACATGCCGACGTCGCAGATGATCGAGGCGCTGGGGCCGTTTATCCTGCATAGGTTGGGGCTTCCCCTCGTCGCGATGACGAAGGCGGGGGCATCCCAGGCGACGCCGCGGCCGGCGAATGGTCGAGCGACACACTTCCAACCGGCCGCCCCGGGGGCGGTCACAGGTCAACAGAGTCCGGAGGCCGCTGGAGCCTACGATTTCCTGAGCGGTCAGGGCTAAGCTAAGAGGTCTGCGCCATGGCTGGCGTTGCAGGGCTCCGCGGAAGCGGAGATTGGGGCACCGATGAGCGTCCCAAGAACTTTCGTGAAGGCATTCTGCGGTTCAATCCGCGCGGGACGGCGCCGATCTTCGCCCTAACGGGCAAGGCCGGCGAACGAACGGTGGATGATCCGGAGTACAGCTGGTGGTCCGAAGGCAATGTGCTCATTCGGCTCCAGGTCAACGGAGCGCTCGCGTCGGGCGACACGTTGGTCACCGTGGACTCGGCAGATCCGACGATTTCGACGCTGGGCGCGAACCTGGGAACGGCGACGAATCTTAAGCCGGGCGACATTCTCCTCGTCGAACCGACTTCGGACAACGCCACGTTCAATCACGAGCTGATCGAGGTTGACAGCGTCCTGTCGGATACACAGTTCAACGTGCGGCGGGGAGCCGGTGGAACCTCGGCGGCGTCGATTGGGAACGACGTTTGGTTGACCGTGATTGGGTCGGCCTACGCCGAGGGTACGGGCGTCCCCCGAGCCGTGAGTCGGAATCCGATCAAGAACAACAATTACATTCAGATCTTCAAGGATACCTACGAACTCACCGGTACCGCCGACAATACGACGACACGGACGAACAACGGGTATTCCGAAGACAAGAAGCGTAAGGGCTTCAAGCACGCTTCGGATATCGAGTGGTCGATGATGTTCGGCCGGAAGGCCGAGACGACCGGCGACAACGGGAAGCCCAAGCGCTTCATGGGTGGGCTCCGGGAGTTCATCCCTTCGGGAAATGTGACGGTGTTCTCGAGTCCGGTGACACCCTCGAGCTTCCTCGACGCTATTGCGCCGGTGTTTGACTTCGACACTGGGGCCGGCGACGAACGGATCGGCTTCGCGGGGAACCAGGCGCTCATTGAGCTCTCGAAGGTGTTCGCCAACGAGGTCGTCTACAACGTCGAGGGGACCGTCACCAACTATGGGATGGACTTCACGAAGTTCCGCCTCCCGAACGGCACCTTGATGCTGAAGAGCCATCCGCTCCTGAGCCGCCACGGGCTCTACAAGAAGAGCATGTTTGTCCTGGACTTCGACGCCATCACCTATGTGAAGCAGAAGGGTCGGCCGAACGGTACGCCGAAGGACGACGTCCAGGCGAAGGACGAAGACGTTCGGCGTGGCTATATCCAGAGCGACGCGGGCCTCGAGGTCAAATACGGAGCCCTCACCTGCGCCTACCTGGGCGCGATTAGCTCGACCTAAAGGAGGGTCCAATGGCTCGAAGCAACCAGGCTGAGAACAAGTTCGAGAGTCCGTGGATCGAGAACGCCATGAAGGGCAACCTCATGTCGATTGCGATCTCGGGGGCGCTCACGATTCCGGCCAAGCCTCCGTATATCGTGAAGATCGACCCCACCGGTGCCCAGAACGTGACGTGTCCCACGAAGGGGTCGCGGTTCATCTTTCTGGTGATCCATGGGTCGACTAACAATGCCGATCTCACTGTGAAGGACTCGGCGGGAGCGACGATCGGGACGCTTTCGCAAAACGAGATTGGTATCGTCGTCGACGATGGCGTCGCGACATTCTTCGGAGTGTTCAAACAGACCTGAGACTCCGCCGTCGCTCTGGAGGGACCTTGGGGTCCCTCCAGCTCCCTACAGACAACACGAAGGAGCTAGAAGATGCGACTCCCACGAATCACAAAGATGCCCGACAACGGGTTTTTGCTTCCATCGCTGGCGATCTATGCCGCCGCCGGCTCGACCCAGGCCACTGCGACACCGGTGACGAGCCAGATTGCCGTTGTGACCGGTGCCGACGGCACGAAGGGCGTCGTGCTGCCGTCGGGCCTGAAGGGCTATCGGGTCAAGGTCGTCAATAGTGGGACGGCGACACTGAAGGTCTACCCGGCGACTGGCGACTCCGCCGCGATCAACGCCGGTGCTGCTGATGCGGCATATCTGCTCGGTCCAGGTGCGGATGTCGAGTTCGTCTATACGTCGAAGACTCAGGTCTACATCGGGAACTCGACACAGTCGCTTCAGCCGCCTGCGGGCACCGCGACGGTAGCGCCGATTCAGCTCGCGGCCGGGACGAATCTCACAACGGCCGCCGCTGGCGCTATCGAGTTCGACGGCACGGCCTTCTACGCGACGGCCGTGGCGAGTTCGCGCCAACAGGTCGATGCCGAGCAGTACACGATCGCCTCGGCCGACAGCGCCACCTATAACAATACTGGCCTCGACACGAACGCGGCCGCCCCGGTGTTTACGGCGACGATGGGTGGCTCGGCGAACGGCGCAGTGACGCTGGTCGCCGGGAAGACCTATCTGTTCGAAGCTCAATATATCCTGACGAACACTGGGACGACGTCGCATACGTGGGCTGTCCTGTTCGGTGGCACTGCGACGTTCACGTCGATTCTTTATAGTATCTTTGGGCTCAGTGCCACGGGTTCGGCACCAGCGACCGGTGGTCTGACCGGCTACGCGACGGTTGCTACGGCCGTAGTTGCAACGGCGGCTTCGACGAGCGCCACCGAGAATGTCACGATCCAGATGACCGGCACCCTCGTGGTGAACGCCGGCGGGACGCTCATCCCGCAGATGCAGGCCTCGGCCCGCCCCGGAGCGTCGGGAACCCCGGGCGTGGTTGTGAAGAAGGGTAGCTTCTTCCGACTCTGGGAGATGGCACCGGTGGCCGCCCTCGGAAACTGGTCGTAATCGGGAGCGGGAAAAGGGGGCAGGATCGAAACCCGACTCTGCCCCTTGTCCCTGGATGGAGGTCGCTATTATGGCTCTCGTGACACGATTGGTCGATTTGGTGTTCTCGCTTGACACTTCGGCTTATACGGCTGGGGACGTCCTTGCCGACACGCAAGTCCTCAGCGGGGCGCTCCTGGAGAAGAACAAGGCGATGAACCTTGTGTCGTTGACGCTGATTGACGAAGACGACCAAGGTGCGGCGTTCGATGTGTACTTTTTCGATGCGAATGTGTCGCTCGGAACGGAGAACGGGGCTCCGAATATCTCAGATGCTTCGGGACGATCGTGTCTCGGCGTTGTGCCGGTCGCAACGGGCGATTGGAAGGACCTTGGTGGCGTTCGGATTGCGACGTTTAAGAGCATTGGGCTCGTCTTGAAGCCGGCCACCGACACGAACGACATCTACGTTGGTCTCGTGAATGGCGCTGGGACGCCGACGTATACGGCGGCGGGCCTTCGAGGACGCTTCGGCTTTGGAGTCTAAGGGATGACACGAAGCGAGGCTGTTGCGCTAGTCAACCAGGGCATTGGGTTCCGTCCGTCGGGGAACAGTCTCGAGGGCGCGATTGTCTTGAAGCTTCAGGAGGCGCAGAGGGACCTCGAGAGTGGGAAGAGTCTGCCAAAGTTCCTCATACAAGAGAACCAGACGCTCACGTTGCCCGCCGGCAGCCACTCGGTCACGATGCCGAGTGGGTTCCTTCGGGAGAGCGATGAGAACCCGCTCCACTACTTCTCGACAACTTCGGGGCGGGCAGTGTTCCTGGTTCGGCGTGGCTACAAGGAAGCCCTTGAGTCGATTCAGGATCCGACATCGGGGTCGTCGTTGCCGGATGTTGCAAGAGCGCCGAAGATCTTCGTGGTTCGTAAAGGGACAGTCGACTTCATTACAACGGCCGATCAGACCTATACGTTCTATTGGGACTACTATAAGGCGGCCGACCTACTTACGACTGACATTGAGAACATTTGGCTTCGAGTGGCTCCGGAGTGGCTCTGGGGCGAGGCTGGGTGGCGGATCGCAATGGATCTCGGAAATGCGGACGCTATGACGAAGTTCGATCGTATCCGAACGTCGGGACGTGCGGCGCTCTTTGGTGAGCAGTTGGCGGCCGAGTTGGCTTCGGGCGAACTCCAAATGGGGTCGAACCTATGAGCCTCGAAACTGCAACGTTCATCGACGATCTCGACGCCAATAATCCGGTTGGGACAGATACGAAGTCGCAAGGTGACGATCATCTGCGGCTCGTGAAGTCGGTACTTAAGAACTCGATCAAGCGTGTCACACGGGCTTTTTATGTTCCTGGTACTGTCCATAAGACGGCCAACTATATCGTTGTCGCCGCCGATGACAACAAGACTATTACTTGTGACACGACGTCTGCATTCACATTAACGTTACCAACTTTGGGGGCCTCTGATGCTGGCTGGTGTATCTATGTGCTAAAGACTTCAGCGGATGCGAATCCAGTTTGGATTGCGCCGCCGAGTGGAACGATTAATGGTTTTTCGAAGGTTCGGCGGGCGGTTTCGTATTCGTTGGTGAAGGTGCTTTGGAACGGTGGTGCCTTCTATGCATCGAGGTCATTTGGGGTTCCGATCGGAAGTGTGATCGATTGCCATGGAACTTCGTTGGCTTCTGGATGCCTGTGGCCTGATGGAACTACCTTCACCGCCGCCGACTATGTTGAGCTTAACTCAGTGCTCGGTGGCAACACAAAGCCAGACTATCGTGGTAGGAGTGCTTCTGGCCTCGATAATTTGGGTGGCTCTAGCGCTAATAGGCTCCAAAATGGGGTATTCTCCGCAACGAGACATACCTTGGGGGCCGCGGGCGGCGCTGATACACATACGCTCGCTTCGTCGGAAATACCTTCGCATTTGCACACACAGACTGGTCAACAACCGACACTTACTTTTAACTCGAACGAGGTGCAAGACACTGGAGGCGGAGCCTCGACAGTTACGACTATCTTAGCCTCTGGTGGTACGACTACAGTCGAACTAGTCGCGGATGCAACTCCGGGTAACACAGGGTCAACTGGCGGAGGCGGTTCTCACAACAATATGGGACCGACGATTCTGTCCAATAAGATGCTCGTGACGGAGTAGCTCAGGTGCGAACGAACCTTGAAAACAATCTGCTCCAGAACCCAAGACTATTGTCGCCTAGCTTGGGGATCGTTAGGTTCACACTGACTGGGTCGCTTCGGTTGCCTGGCGATGGACCTACGATGTTCTTCCTCGACCCTGGGGCGGCGACTCGGACGGTGTTCCTGCCTGCTGTTAGTCCACAGGCGGGCCAGCAGTATTTTGTGTCCAATTTGAGCTCTACACAGGACCTCAATGTTGTCGACACTGACGGTGTAGCTATTCGGGTGCTTCAAGAGGGCGAAACCGGCGTGTTTCTGTCGTATGTTGGAGGCTGGCGCTTCATTGCCGACGGCTTCACGAATACGGATTTCGATGCCATTCTGGGTTCGACTCCGAATATGTTTGCAGTCCGGGGCGCTTCGGCTTGGAGCTCTCGGGCTATAGAGGGATCGGACCTTCCTAATCCTTCGACGACCACACTCGGAGGCGTGTTCTCGCTGCCGGTGGCGTCGAATAGTGTCCTCTCGGGTATTGGAAACGATGGCACACCGACGCGGGCGACGACGACAGGGACTGGCGATGTGGTCCGTGCCACCGCGCCGACGATCCAGACTTCATTGACAGTTACCTCTGTTAATGGATTTCAGATGCTCGGCTCGGCCTCTTTGGGCATACCTAGCATCAATGCTGTTGGGTCGGATGCAAATATCGCTGTACAGTATAGTACCAAAGGGAGTGCGTCGCACCTCTTCGCTACTCAGAGTGGAACTAGTCTGCAATTTCAGATCCTCGATACCGGTGTTACGAACAACCGCTGGGTTACAGCTTCAGGGTCGCTCAACGGGAACCCAGGTGTCGCTGCCGCGGGCGGAGGCAACATCGTCGTAGATGGTTTTGTACCCTCACGTGGAGTATCGGTACAGAACAGTGGTGACACCAACGATTCGTCATCAGGATCGGGGTCCTATCGGGCCTATAATTTGAGCTATACAGTCCCAGCTAGCTTCATGATCGTGGGAAGAGCGCTGCGGATCACTGCACATTTTCGTATAACGACTGGTGGGACGCCCCCGGTACTTGATATTCGACTCAAGATCGGCGGTACGGTCGTGGCACACTTCCAACCGGGTGCTGTGGCGGCGAGTGCAACCAATTTCCAGTTCGGATTGCAATGGATCGTCCAGTCTACTGCGGCCCCCGGTGCTTCGGTGGCGACCGAAACCATGATGCTAGGTAATAGCAATGCTCCGGGAACTATCACGGTCGATAGCGACACGGCGCAACCGGTGAACTTAGCTACAAACGGGACCTTGGCCATAACTATCGAGAGTCAATGGGCAACAGCTGGTGTTGGGACTAACCAGCTCAAACTGAGCCAATTCATCGTTGAGGCTATTGGATGATCTTCTCAGGACCATATCCGGCTGATTTGGTGCCGCCTCCAGCTCTCGTTTACGGCATGAAGAGGATGCGTGCTGCCGCTTCGGGATCGGCCTTGGTGGTTCAGAAGCAGGGCTCTTCTGGCTCGGCCACTATTGGTTTCAATGGCGACGAGTTCAACTCGGTGGGGCTCTATAGCTTTCTCTCGGGCGAGGCTTATGGTAGAGTCATCCAGTGGAACGATCAGTCGGACAACGCGAAGCATGCCGTTGTCGGGACACCTGCGCCTCCGCGGATCCAAGCTACCGCCGACCAGGGTCTTGTGATTGGAAGTACGCCAGCGTTGAGCTTCCAAGGTGGGTCGAATTCGGGAGCCGTCTTTGGGCTTGTAGCGTCGGGGCTAACATCGCTCGGACTCTCGCCCCGCGACTACACTATCGTGATGGTCCTTAGGCCGACTAGTTCGGCTTTCCGTAACCAAGCATTTACGCCTGGATTGGCCAATGGGACCTATGTGAGCCTCGAAGCTGGTGCACCAATCTCGATAACGGGCGACACGAGTATCGGGTCGGCGATCATCAGTAACGTGCCGTCTACCGTGGGGATTTCGGCCGGAATGATCATCCAGTCGCCGAACCCAGGACCTTTCGTAGATCCGGTCGTAGTGTCGAGTACGACAGTCAACTCGATCACCGTGTTCGGAGCTACGGCGTCCACTATGACCACTGGTGGGGCGCTTGTCGTCGCGTCACCGTTGGTTCAGGTCTACGCGAACGGGGGAAATAATCCGGGATCGATCTCGGTAACCGACAACGGAACATTCTCTCTGACGCCTAACGACGCTCCGTTGGAGACCGGGCCTAGTGTAGTCGCGATCACTTCTGATTCGACTGGGGTGAAGGTTTGGCAAAACGAGATCGTTCGGTCTACGGCTTCTCGTTCGGCTCTGACGACGACTCCGGACCGGCTCTATATCGGACAATATGGGGGCTCCATCGAGGGCAGTGGTTATAGTCGGAGTGGTGACTTCCGCATGGCTGCACTTATGGTTTGGAATGTGGCGTTAACTCAGGCTGAGCGTGCCCGGGTTGCAGCGTCGCTCTATCAGGTCTACGGAATTCCTGAGGCTCCGACGCGGTCGCGTCCTAGTTCGATGTTGGTGGTCTCTGTTGGCGATAGTATTGGCTCGGGATATGTTGCTGGAAGCAACGGTCACTTCGGAACCGACATTTCGCTTGGTGGTTTGAACAGTCATGAGCATCGGCTCGGAGACATGTTCCCACAGGTGCGGTTCATGAACTTTAGTGTACCTGGGATCCAAGCGGCGGCGGCTCCAGGAGTGCCAGCGTATGCCTATATCGAAGGTATGATGCCCACTATTGTGTCGCCAACACTTCGCCTCAGCAAAACTAAGAGCCTCTTGTTGGTCTATAGCGCCGGCGGCAATGACATGGTCTCGTCGACGGTAACTACGCCAGTGACCTTCGATACCACGACGAACAGGGTTGGTTGGACGGCTCACGGACTCCCGGTGGGGGCGCGGGTTAAGTTTTCCGTAAACGGTGACGTGTTGCCGACGCCACTCTCGTTTTATCCGAATAGCTATGTGGCAGTATACTTCGTGAGGGCTGTGCCGAATGTTGATGAGTTCACATTGGCGTTGACCCCCGGTGGTGCGGAGATAGACTTGGGGGGTTCGCCGAGTGGTACACATTTGGCGATCGGGCTCCCGAAGACCTCGGCCGGCATCTATGCGAGCCTACTTTCGATCGTGTCGCAAGGTCTGGCTGCAGGCGCCACGAAGGTCTTCGTTTGCACGTTACCGCCCCGTGTCGGGGGCGAATACCTGCATATCCTTGATGACCTGAATGCGCTCATTTTGGCTGGGGGTGGAGGTGCGGGCGGAAATCCGGTCTATACGGCGCTCGACATCGGCGCCACTGCTGGCTTCCATCCGCACCCGCTTGTCCCGAATACTTTTGAGCTCGGTCTGGACTTTTGGGACTCCGGACACATGAACAACATGGGGCTTCGTGACGCGGCAGAAGCACAAGCCCCCTATATAGCTGCTGAACTGCCATAAGAGGAGCTAAGACAATGAAAGTTGTGGTTATCGAGATGCGCGCCGCCGCCGATGGTGAAGTGGTGAGCGGGAAGATCGTAGTCGAGCGAAGGCGAACCGACTATTGGGTCCGCGAGAACGAGATCATGGTGGTCTCGAACCAAGAAGGGGCGCGACGAGAGCTGCTTCTTGCGGACAACCAGCGCCTCGTGGTCGAGGGGACGGCCGACGTGGAGGTCGTGTTCGACCGGACGCAGAGCGCCGCCGTGCCGAAGCAGGTCGCACGGACGACTGTGGCTTCGCCCCCGGATACCGATGGCGAAGAGCGCGACACGGGGGCGATTGCGGAGGCGGCGATCTCTGGCGCAGGAATCGACCGGGCGATGGCCGAGGAGCGTCAAGCCGCGGCGATCTCGGCAGCTCGGCAGAGGCTTGCCGAAGCCAGGAGGGAGCCTCCTCCGAAGCTCCGGGTAGAGCCCCCCCCAGAACCGGCGATCGACCCAGTTCCTCCTGATGAGCCCAAGCCGGAACCGACACCGGTCTTGGAGCCGGCCTCGGAGTCGGTCTCCGAGTCAGGACCTCGGATCAAGATCTGAGTCCCATGGCTGCCTAAGCCCAGTTGAAGGCGCTTATGCCGCAACATCGGCGTCAGATAAGTGGGATGGGGAGAACCGGAGCTTGTGGTGCTCTCTATGGTCGACGAAAAAGCTGGCGAGATCGCTGAGAACGTCTATGTGAAGCTAGTGGCGAGGATAGCGATTATCCTCGCCTCAGCAGTTGGGATGCCACTGGCGACTTGGATGGTTAGTAGCATCTATTCGCAGGCGGAACGGAATCGAGAGTCGCTGGTGGCGACGCAGACGCAGGTCGAGCTCCTAAGGCAGAGGATCGACTTCATCATAACACAGACTGGGGAGTCGCAGAAGACAACCTCGGCCAGCCTGATCAGCCTCAAGGAGGTCATCCAGGATGGGGCTGTTAGGGACTCCAAGATGAACGAAGAACGGTTCCGTCGGATCGAGGATCGAATGGGGATGATCGAGCTTCGGCTTCGTGAGTTGTCTTCTGGTCCCCGAAGGTAGCTCCTATGCCCGGACAGGACATCGAAATAGGCGGCCTCGGTACAATTGGCGTCATAACGGACACCGATGCGTATCGGGTGCCGCCCGAGGCGTGGACCACTGCGACGAACATGCGCGTTCTCGATGGGGCCATGACGAAGCTCGGAGGTTGGGCACAGATCTTTGGGACGCCGGGGGTGGCACCGCACTTTGCAATGGCCGTTCGGACAGCGAGTGCGAGCTTTTGGCTCTATACGTCGCTTACGAAGGCCTATGGCTACGATGGCACGACGCACACGAACATTACACGGCAAAGTGTCGGTGTCGACGTTAACTATACTGCGTCGAATACTTATGAGTGGAACGGAACGCTCTTGGCTGATATTCCGATTCTCAACAACGGGATCGACGTGCCACAGTTCTGGTCACCGATTTCACTTGCGACGAAGATGCAAGACCTCACGAATTGGCCTTCGACACTTCGGGCGAAGGTAGTTCGTGCCTTCGGGCCATATTTGATGGCTATAGGGATCTCGAAATCGGGGACCGCTTTCCCGCATACGGTGAAGTGGTCGCATCCGGCTGATCCGGGGTCGGTTCCGAGCTCCTGGGACGAGACCGATCCGACGACCGACGCAGGGGAGACGCCGCTTCCGGACGTCAATGCCGGGGTGTTGGTCGATATGCTTCCGCTCGGCGACACGATGTATATTTATAAGGAAAACTCGGTCCGGAAGGCTAGATTCATCGGGGGGCGGGACATCTTCGACTTCGGAAAGAGCGCATGGCTGGAGACGACAGGACTCCTCGCCGCGCGCTGCGTTACGATCACGGGCGATGGAACGAAGCAGGTCTGGGCCTCACAGGACGATATCCTTTGGCACGACGGCAATCGGGTTCGGTCGGTTCTGACTCGGAAGCGGCGACGTGAACTCTTCAATCTTATCGACACGGCGAATTTTCAGAATAGTTTCATGTTTACGAACCCGCTTTTTGGAGAGGTCATCTTTTGCTTTCCGCCCTCGGGGCAGAGCCAAGCTACGAGGGCTTATATCTTCAATTATCTCGCGGGGGATGACCAGTGGCCTATAACCGACATGGACGGCGTTACGTTTCGCAATGCCACTATTGGGCCGATCCAGGGGGCCTCGGACGAACAGTGGAACCAAGGGACCGACACTTGGGACGACGATACGGGACCTTGGTCGACACTTGAGAGGCGTCGTGTGGTCCTCTGTGGAACCGATGCCACGAAATTCTACAATCTCGATTCGGGGGCGACCCGGGACGGGACGACGTTCACTGGGACATTGCAGCGCCTCGGACTTTCGCTCCTGGGTCGAACACGAACTGGCGAATGGGTCGTCGATTTCGATCGTTGGAAGATGTACGACACGATTTGGCCGAAGCTCAGTGGCGGATCGGTCTCGATACGGGTCGGAGTCCAAGAGCTAGTCAATGGTCCGGTTACGTGGAAGCCAGCGACTGTTTTCAATCCGGCAACGGGACCGAAGATCGATGCCGGCCCCGTTTCGGGACGGGCCTTAGCTTATGAGTTTAGCTCGACGGAGTCTTTCCGGCTGGACGGACTAAAGATGGTGATCCAAGACTTGGGGATGTTCTAATGGCCTATGTACCGACAGAGCGGACGAACATTACGGATATCGAGACACTTCGGGCTTGGGCGACCGAGGAATTTCGTGCCATTTCACGAGAGCTAAACGAGACGACGGCACTGGAGCTTCGGACGGTCCATGTCGAGCCAAAACGGCCGCGGGAAGGGATGATTGTGGTTGCGGACGGGACGGACTGGAACCCGGGGGCCGGCGGCGGAGCCTACGTCTATTTTGGGGCGACATGGGTGAAGTTATGAGCCAGGTTCAGGTTGAGCTACTTAGTCCGGAGAAGTTCCTTGTCTATTGGCCGATGATCGAGCGAGAGCTCGATACGGTGCCGCACCTCTGGGCCCTATGGTGGACAAAGGACTCGCTTCGGGAAGGCGTCGTTGGGGGCCGGTTTCAGTGTTGGGCCGTCGGGGACTCGCGGATCGTGACCGGAATCGTGTTCTCCCAGGTCGTGATGTATCCGGCCAATCTGACATTTCAGGCCTTTTTGGCCTTTGGGGCAGGACTCACTGAGGCGATGGACGAGCTCGAGGCGACCTTCGAGCGGTTCTGTGCCATCCGTGGGTGTACGCTTGCTGAGGTCACAGGCCGCCCCGGATGGGGACCGGAGCTGCGTAAGAAGGGCTTCCGACAAACTGTTGGGGGGACGTTTTCGAGGCAGCTCCAGCAAACGAGGCTGAATTGATGGCCAAGGGCGAACAACAGGCTCCGACCCAGACGACGAAATACGAGCTTAGTCCGGAGCAGAGGGAGCTCCTGAACCTTGCGATGCCCGGCGTTCGGGAGTTCGCCGCGAAGACTCCAGAACGCTACCAAGGCTCGACCGTCGCAGGCTTTGATCCGAGCCAGACGGCCGGTCAGGAGATGGCCCTAGGAGCCGCCGGGACACAGGGTCAACTTGCGTCGAGCGGTGCGGGGGCGTCGAACTATTGGCTCTCGCCACAGGCATTGGACGTCCGAAACAACCCTGCGGTCCAAGGTGCCATTGACTCGGCGACGCGGCCGATCTATGAGAACCTGGCACGTACAGCGCTTCCGGCGGTACGGAGCTCGGAGGTCTCGACCGGAAACTTTGGTGGAACTCGTCAGGGGATCGCTGAGGGGCTTGCGATCGGTGAGGCCGGAAAGAACGCGGGTGACGTTGGATCGAACATCGCTTTGGGGGCCTATGAGAAGAATGTTCAGGCGCAGCTTCAGGCTCTTGGACTCCTTCCGCAGACCCAACAGGCACAGCTTTCCGAGGCCACGACGACGAGCGGCGTCGGCGACATCCGACAGCAAATGGCGCAACAGCTACTCAATGAACAGGTCGGGAACTTCAATTGGGACCAGAATGCACCGTTCTTGCGCTCGAAGGAGATCATTTCGCTTCTACAAGGGCTTCCGGGGGCCTCGGTCGTTTCGACCGGCTCGGTGCCGCAGGGTGGCTCGAAGCTCGGATCGGCCCTGGGGAGCGCTGCCTCGGGAGCTGCCCTCGGATCGGCCATCATGCCCGGAGTCGGGACCGCAATCGGAGCCGGCGCCGGGGCGCTGCTTCCGTTCCTCTTTGGCTAAAAGGAGACAAGCGAGATGGATTGGCTTTTGCAGCTCTTGAGTGGACTAGGACCTGGAGCGGCCATGGGAGCCGAGGCTCCAGGATTGGGGGCGGCGGCGAATCTCGTGGAACCGAACTTCGGTGTGCCGCCCACGAACCCGAGTGCGCTCTTGCCACCGACGGCCACGCCGGTCGCTGCGCCGCCGATGCCGATGCCGAGGCCAGCCATCGCTGGGCAGGACATGACTCCGGGACCAGTCGCCGATCTTGGACAGGGACCAGTGCCTATTCCGATGCCTCGGCCCTCGAACATTCCTTCGTTGGGGGAGAGCCTCGAGCCTAGCGGTTCGGGAGTGGGGAAGCCGCTCGACATTCGGCCACCGGCGCAACAAGCTCAGGGGATGGCCCCCGGAGGGCCGGCAGGCGATAAGATTCTTGCGGCCCTGAAAGGTGTCCAGGCGCCTCCAAAGCCCGATGTGGTGAAGCCCTCAACGCCGGCGGCCCCGATGCCGAAGGCGACGCAGGCCGGAGACTTCTTTGCGTTGCTCCAAGCACTTTCGAATCCGAGGGCTGCCGCCGGGGGTCCGCCGATGACGCTCGGCGGTTCGTTGGGAACCGGGAGGTACTAAAATGGCTGGGTTCTGGGATTTCTTTAGCCCAGGTGTGCCACCGGATCCGGCTTCGGCTCCAGGGACGGCCCCAGGAGGTGAACTCATGGGCTTCCTTGGAAACCCGAAGGGACAGGCTGCCCTGCTCCAGGCCGGACTTAGCCTTATGGGTGGCCCATCGTGGGGCGATACGCCGACGAGTCAGATCGCACGTGCGATCGGCTCGGGTGGCGAGGCTCTGTCTCGGGGCGAGGCGGAGGATCTCAAGCAGCAAGAGGCCCAGTCGAAACAGGAGCTTCGAGCAGCGCAGGCCTCGAATGCTGAGGCACGAGCCGAGGCTGCCGGGGCGCGCTCGGGAACTGCGGCGACGAATGTCGAGTTGGCGCGGGCACGGCTCGGGATCGCCCAGCAGAATGCCGACCAACGCCAAGAGCGGGCCAACCTCAACTCGAAGATCCGCCTCTCAGGGATGTATCAGAATTATATCAAGGACCTCGCGAAACGTAACTCGGATCCTCTGCGCACGGGAGCGCCCGAGGTTCCGCTCAGTATGAGCGACTGGGTTAAGTCGAATCCAACGCTTCGAACGCTCGGCTTGGTCTCGGACGAGACGACGCCGGGAGCCGACGACGAATCGGTTCCGGCTGCGATACCGAGTTCGCCGGGGACGGTCGCAGGAGCGGGCGGCGGCTCGGTGCTCGACCGAGCGAGGGCGGCGATTGCGGCCGGGGCGCCTCGGGATGCAGTCGTGAAGCGACTTCGCGATAACGGAATCGATCCGAAGGGGCTCTAAGGATGGTCGACTTCAGTGATTTAGTGCCGCCCCCGGCCCCGGGGACTCAAGTTGAGTCTGGGGGACTCGACTTCTCGGACCTGGTTCCGAAGAAGCCACAGACGGTCGCGGCACCGTCGATGGCTGGCTTCGAGGATCTAGTCCCCAATGCTGGGCCTCTGACCTACGCAAAGGAGTTTGGGGCCTCGGCTCTTGAGGGCGGAAAGAACCTCGTAGCAGGGGCACTCGAAGGCTTTGGGGCATTGGCACGCCAAGCGGACGTTGAACAGTTGCAGCGTCTCGAAGCAGGACCGCAGTTTCCGGCCCCGATGCTGCCGCTTGCGCGACAGGCCGAGGGCTCCGCGGTCGAGGGCGAGACACTTGAGGCCCGGAAGCAACGCCTCAGAGAGCGTGCTGCGATTCCGACGACGGAGCAACCACTCTACCGAGCCGGTAAGGCGGTGGAGCAATTTGGAAGCCAAGCCCTTGGACCCGGTCCGGGCTTTAAGGGTTCGGTGACGCGAGATCTCGGTGGCGCCACGGGTTCGATGTTCGGCGGCATCGGATTGTCGTTGGTGCCGGGCGTTGGACCGTACCTCGCAGGAGCGACGTTCCTTGGGGCTGGCTCGGGTGAGTCTGCAGAGCGCGCCATTCAGGCCAAGGCGACTGAGGCACAAATCGGAAAGGCAGCGGAACTAGGGACCATTGCGGGGGCGACGGACCTCGTCGACGAGTTGATTCCGTACCTGGGCTCGACCGGCAAGGCCGCCGGGTTCATTGCGAAGGTGGTCCGCCGCGTCGGTTGGAGCGGGCTTACCGAGGGGCTCCAAGAAGGCACTCAACAGTTTATTCAGAATATGATTGCCCAAAAGGTCTACAAGCCCGATCAGGATCTTATGGAGGACGTCCCCTATAATGCGCTCATTGGAGCCGTGGTCGGGGGTGCGGCGGGTGCGGTCTTCGGACATGGTGGACACGAGGCTGAGCCGCCCGTGGATACGAGCGACGTTGGAGTTCGGAAGTCGCTTGCGAAGCTTCGGGGTACGCCGCTGCCGCCGGGGCTCCAGGCGCCGGTCGAGTCGGGAGTCGAGCCGGGAGTCGAGTTGCCGCCGGAGCCAGTTCCAGCGCCGGCTGTCGTGTTGCCTCAGGCGCCAACACCGACGCCGGTAGCGCCGCTCGCGGGCGAGGCTCCGGTCGGGACCCAAGCTCCGGCACCGCCGAACGATCTTCCGACGCAGATGCCGCCCCAGGTGAGCTCGTTTATCGATTCGCAAGTGGCGAAGCTAAATGTCCCTGAGCCGGGAGTGAGTCCGGCGGTTCAGAGGGCGCGGGACGATTTCGTCAAGGATCCCAACTATACGGACTTCAATGTGGTGCGACAGGAGTTTGGAATCCAGGGCCTCGCCGACTATATGGCCGAGTGGGGGCGACTCACGAAGGAATGGGAAGAGAGCACCGCTGAGCTAAAGGCCACGACGGGTCTGGAGCCGATGAGACAAGAGATCCGAGCCCAAGCGGGGGCGGACCTTGGACGTCTGGCGCGGCTCTTGGGTCCAAAGCTCTACGGCGAACCTTCGAATCTCGCCACGGTTACAGTGAAGGAGATGTTCCAGAACGCCTTCGATGCGATCAAGGATGTCTTGTCGCGTGGGGGTGAGGCGGGGCGGATCGACATCCGAATGGATCGGCAGGACCGAACCATCCAGCTCACCGACGACGGCATTGGGATGCTCCCAGAGACCCTGGGGACGAAGTTCCTTCAGATCGCCGGAACGGAGAAGCTCTCGGGGCAGAGCTCAGGCGGTCTCGGTATCGCAAAGATGCTCTTCCTATTCGGAAACCAGGCCCTCTCGGTCCGGACGATGCGAAACGGCAAGGTCGCCTCGATGACCACGACGGGCGAAGAGCTCTTCGCCGCCCTCAACGATCCGAGTCGGAACCCACGAATCACTATTTCGAATCCGACGGCGGCGGACAAGAAGGTTTTCCCGAAGGGCCATGGGACCGCAATCATCGTGAAGGTTCCTGAGACCTACAAGGACACCGCCACGGGAGAGGTGAAAAGGATCGACTTTCCAAACTGGCAACAGGCTCATAATGTTCTGAACTATAGCCCGCTGTTTCGCAAGATCGACGTCACCTTCAACGGTCGGCCTGTCGAAGGCGTTGGGTCGTCATTCCCAAAGGAGGCGTTTACCCAGTTTGCGAATGTCAACTTCGATTGGGGCACTGCTCGGATATATGTGTCGAAGACCGAGGTTGATCCCGATTACGAGGGGAATCTCCACGTTCTGTCGAATGGGCTATGGCAATTCAGCGACGAGCTCAAGGACGCTCCTGGCTGGGAAGGAAAGATGGTGCCTCGACAATTCTTTGTCGACGTGCAACCAAAGGTGGGCGCCGAGGACGCAGGATACCCATTTGATCTCAACCGTCAAGGATTCTCTCCGACGACAACGAAGGATTTTGAACAGATCTTCCGGTACATGAGCCTCTTGTATCAGAAGGAGAAATTCGCTGCGGACGTCAAGAACTGGGGCGACACTTATTATCTGAGTGTCGAACCGGATGGACGCGTCTTTGCCTCGGATCGGATCAAGGTCGAGCCGAAGCTCCCGCCAAGTGAGACAGCGCTGACTAGGATCCAGCCTGGGGATTCGGTTAAAGTCGAAGATGGGCACCTGGTCGTCAATGGACGAGAAATCCCGGAGCTAACGCCGAAGGACCTCAAGGCAGCTAAGATTGATATCGGAGAGCTCGTGATCGACCAAGGCGATATCGATCCGTCGCGGGTCATGGTTCATGATAACGTTGATGTCGCGCTCTCGGGGGCGACCCTAGATGAGGCGGCGCCCCTGGATCCGTTTGCGCAGCAGCCCTTCCAGCCGGATGCCTACGTGACTTCGGACGGTGGGTACGAGGTCCGCTCGATGGTCGATCTGGGGCGCGAACGCTTCGGGGCGCGTTTTGACCGGTTTATGCACGACATCGGGACGGCCTTTATCGAGCTTCGGGATATCGTGGCCGATGCCATGGGTGGCGACTATGAGGCAATGCGCCGCGAAGCGGTGGGGATCAGCTTCGACATCCGCTATCGGGGCGTTTCGATTCGGGTTCCGTTCGCGGGCTTCTTTGTGAACCCGGCCGCCACGGAGTATCGGGACACGCTTCGAGCTTCGATCGGCATCGTGGGGACGATGGTTCACGAGTTGGCGCATCACAAAGTTCGGGGCCATGATGCCGATTTCCCGGCCGAGATGCAACGGATCATCATTCATCTCGACACGCATCCGACGTTCAACTTTCATGCCTTCAAACAGCGTGTCGTCAACAGCTTCACATCACATGAGGACATCGCGCAGTTCCTCTATGGAGTTCTCGATGGCAATGTCGGACCTGTATCCCCTCGTGGAAAGCAGTTCTCGGATGCTAGCCTCCAGCAAACCGGAGATGGAAGCACTCCTGGCCGCGTGGCAGCGGCTCGGACTGGACCAGGGAGCGGATCCGCAGTATCAGGCGGACCTGCTCGAGGTGAGGCAGCTATTGGACCAGAGTCAGGATCTGCCGCAGTTCTTGGGAGCGCTCCAGAAGAGCGCACCTCCACAACCGCCCCCGGCCCTGGGAACGTCCCAACAGCGGCCTCAAGTCCCGCCACAATCGTCGAGTGGTTCGTCGACCAGTACCTCGGGGTCACCAGCACCGAGGGTCGCGCTGCCGAGCCCGGAGGGGCCGTCCACTTCGAGGAGATTGCCGCCCGCTCGGGGCTCGGGCCGGACCAGCTCCAAGCCCTCGTCCAAAAGGCGGTAGATGTCCCCGGAGGCCCGAAAGACTTTAGCCTCGCGCGGCAAACCCGTCAAGGGTCGGGGCACATGCGGCTTCGGATCTCCGGACGCGAATACACAGGGATCAAGCTCCGAGGATCGGGCTCGAAACTCAGTCCACAATTCGAAGAGGTTGGATCCCAGGAGCCGAAACCGAACGTCACGGTTCGGACCTCCCGTGGCTCCGGGGGCGAAGCGGACAACGGGCTTGCGAGGAACCAGAGGGCTCTCGATGCGACCCAAGAAGGCGACGCTGGCGCAAGTCCGATCCAACCAGAGACGCAGGCGATACGATCCACGGTGTCGCGCCTCTTCAAGAATAACACACCTGCTCCGATTCGATCGGCGGCGGCGCATGCCGATAAGATGAATTGGTTCTACAAGTGGTTCGCCGGGCTCGATCAGCTTGCGGAACGGAACCCGTTCTTCGCGCCGCTGATCCGATATATGGAGCGGGTCCGAGAGATGCACCTCGTGGAGTCGAAGCTACACGATGCCGCGTTGCGGCTCTCGAAAGATTGGCGTAGCCTCGGCGAAGAGGGCGATCGGGTCGTCGGGTTCTTGGATGAGCTCACGAACATGACCTACCGGAGTCCGAGTGAGATCTCTCAGGGGATCTCGCGACACCCGAGCGCCCTCGAGTTGGATCGACTCGTCAAACAATACAAGCTGTCGGCCAAGGGGCTCGAGTTGGTCACGAAGATCAAGGCCTTGACCGATGGCTTCTTGCAGCTCGTTGGACAGAACGCCATTGAGCGAGCACAGCGGACGATCCTGGATCCGGGGCGGCTTCGGGCCAAGGTTGCGGCGATCCAACGGGAGGTTCAGGCCCTCTCGGCGAGGCCCTATTTTCCGTTTATGCGCTTCGGACGTCACTATGTCATCGTCAAGGATCCGGCGGGGAAAGTTATTCATTTCGAAACAGTCGAGGGTCAGGGCTTCTCGAGGCTCGCCGGCAAGAACCGTTCGGCCGAGCGGGCTCAACTCCGACGCGAGACCGAGATGAAACAACAGTTCCAACGCGACTACGGACGTGCGCCGACGGAGAAAGAGGTCTACCACGGCGTCTTGCCGGAGTCCGTTGGGCCGCTCGTGGGGATGCCTCAGTTGTTGCTAAATGAGATGAAGGATGCGATGTTCTTGACGCCGGCTCAGCTTCAGAACATCACCCTCGTCCAGCAAGCGACGGCCCTGGGGCTTCAGCCGGTTCTGAATCCGCGGTACCAGAGGCGCTATTTCCGCCCCGGACAGAGCGTCTATACGCCGGGGTATTCGATGGACTTCAAACGGTCGTTCGCGCGGTTCTTTTTCCATGGGGCGAAGTTCTATTCGAAAACCAAGTTCTTGGACGAACTCCGGGCACACGTGAGGGATGCAGAGCAGAGCCCCGGGAACAAGGAAGGCTATATCGCGAGCTACATGCGAGACCACCTGGACAACACCGTCTTGGATGCACGGGGCGATTTCGGCATCTATAAGGCGGCGATCTTCTTCTGGGCCATGGGCTATGTGCCGGCGGCGGCGACGCAGAACCTCGCACAAACCCCGATGGTCACGTTTCCGTTCCTCGCCGCGAAATTCGGCGACGTCCGGGCGACGCGGGAAATGGTCGCTGCCATGACGAAGGTGAGCTCCTTCTACAAACGGGGCTCCTACGATGGACAGACCGACTTCGAGATGCGCGCCCTTGGCTACGGCATCAAGACTGGACGGATCTCGGAGACGCAGGCACCTGAGCTCGCGGGGATCGCCCAGGGGGCGAATCTCCTGAAGGGCATCGGTGGCTCGGTGGCGGAGCGTAACTGGGTCTGGTTTATGGAGAAGTCGGCCTGGATGTTCGAGATGGCCGAGCAGTGGAACCGGCGTATCGCCTATCGGGCGGCGCTCAACCTGGCACTGAAGCAGCCAAATGCCAAAGTCGTGGACGAGGCTATTCAGCTGAACCAGTCGGAATTCCAGCGCCTCCAGACCGAAGAAGGCTTCAGCGAAGCTGAGGCACGGGCCGTCATTGCCGCGAACCATACGGTCGACCAGACACAGTTCACCTATGCCCGATGGGCGCGCCCACGGTTCATGCGGGGGCCGAAGAGTATTCTGTTCGTCTTCAAGAAGTACATTCAGAGTCTCTATTTCATGCTCGGGAACAACAAACGCGACGTCCTGCCACGCTATACGCTTATCGCGGCGTTCATTGGGGGGCTCGGCGGACTTCCGTTCGCAGAGGATCTCCTAAGCCTTCTTAAGGCGGTCTGGTCATGGCTCGGTCTGGGGAACCTCGAACACGAGGCGCGTCGATGGATCATGCAGTTCTTCGACGGGCGAGTCGATCCCGATCTGGTGCTCCATGGGCTCTCACGGCGTGGCTTCGGGGTGCCGGCGCTCTTGGACCTCATGGGTAGCTTTGTAACGGGGCGACCCGGACGCGGCCTCGCTGCGCCGCGACACGACGCAGAGGGGAAGCCGCAGGGCTTCGCGCAGAACGTGCCTTTCCCCGTGCTCGACCGTTCGCGGGCCATTAGTCCGGGGATGATTTCGCCTTTTGATATCGGGAAGGCGCTGACTCCAAGTACGGACCAGGATCGAACGACCGTCGAGGCGATACAGAGGGCATCGGGGGCCGTGTTCAGCGTGGGGTTCAACATCTACAAGGCGGCGATGGATAACTCGCTTCCGATGTCCGATTGGAAGCGCTGGGAACGTGCAGTTCCGAGGCAGCTCGGCGACATGTCGAGGGCCTGGAGGTTCCTCTCTGAGGGTCGGGAACGAAACCGAGGTGGACCCGGGGCCGGCTCGACCGTGGTGCCGTTCGACCCGCGCGACACTGAGCAGATGATGGAAATCATGGCCGCCGCCGGGGGGTATCAGCCGCTTCGGCTCCAGGCCCGATGGGATCAGATCATTGCGAAGGCTGAAATTGAGCAGTTCTATGATCTCCAGCGAAATGGGCTCTTGAGCCAGCTCGCGGAGGCTCGGGGTGGAAAGCGTCCTGAGGAGATCGAGAAGGTCATCGGAGCCATTCGGGAGTTCAACTCGGGGCTCCCCGAATGGGCTCGGGGGCGCGCCATTACTTCGGACACCGCTCGGAAGAGCCTCGACGCCCGCGAGAGGGCTCGGGTCTATCGGGAGGCTGGGGTTCCGTCCCAGAGGACGAACGTGCCTCTGTCCCGCGAGATCGATCGGCTCTTTCCGGAGTCGACCGTAGACGTTCGGCGGGTCCGTTAGCTTCAGTGTACCGTTCCCTGTTTGGGGGCGAGGCCCTGTTGACCGCCTTGCATCGCGATTTCGAGCAGGCCGCCCTCACAGCTAATCCGAACCGCGTGTTTGAAGTCCTTCTCGGCCATAATATTGAAGCAAAGCCGATATAGGTCGCGCATTGTGATGAACTTATAGGTTCGGACGAAGGCGACGACCTCCGCGACGTGCTTAGCGTCGTCCACGACGCCGACGCTTTCGAAGACTCGGATCATCGAACGCTCGGTGTCTTCGAGGATCTGGTTGGCCTGTTCGAGATCTTCGGGCTCGATAACGAGCCGCCCCCGCTGCGCCACTGCGAGGACCATGGCTAGCTTATGCATATGGGTTTGCTTCCGAGCCAGATAGCCGCTGTAGCGACTCGAAGCGAGGGCGTTCGAACGGCCTTGGTTGTGTCGGGCGTACCAGGCTTCGCCCCATTGGAAGGCGGGTTCCGTCAGGTCGAAAGGTCCGAAGAGCTCGGCCATCTCAACGAGGTCTTCGACCAGGAACCTCTTAAAGTCGGCGTAATCCCGGACGCCGGCCGCTGCGACGTCGGGGGAGAACTTGAGGCTCTTCTGGAGCCGACTCGGATAAGCGCTGAAGTGACGTTTGCGGTCACCGAAGATGAAGATAGTCCGTGAGCCGATGCCCTGTTGGAGCATCGAGGCCGGGAAGTTGTCCTGGAGCCACTCTGGGGTCGTGGCAGCTATGACGTTTAGCCACGGATTTTCGATCTTGATCTGACCGGAGTACCCCGTTGAGTGCTCAAAGGGTCGATCCTTGCCGTCCCAGACGTCGGTCAGAAAGCTGATGAGCCCGCCGTCATCGGGGCGCAGGAAGGTTCCGAGCTCGGAGATTGAGCAGGTTAGTGGGCTCATGGGGATCTGTTGGTCGGGCGGCAAGCCTTTTGGGTGGTACTCGAAGGCGGCCTCGAACTTCTTGGCTAGGCCATGCCAGGTCATGGAGTCGGGACCGAAGTTGATCCCCGGCACTTGACGAAGGAGTTCGTAGCCGATCCCAATGGTCGTCGATTTCGTAACGACGCCCGCGGGTCCTACGAAGATGATATAGAAGTTGGGGGTCCATTTGAAGATGTTCTCATCCCGCCAGACGCGACGTCGGAGCACCGACGCAATTGTCGAGACGCCGGTCCAGAAGTGGAAATCGAGCGGCGCCTCCGAGGTCGCTGTGTATTCGCAATAAGCTTTAAGCCAATGTTTGAAGTGACGTGGCACAGAGTTTCATCCCCATTAGGGGCAGGATCGGCTTTGGATCCCGCCCCCTTTCGGCGTTTCTAGTTCTGAACCTTTTCCATTTCGCCCCAAGACTTGAGGGTGGACTTGAGCTCCCACGGAATAATCATCGGATCGTCATAAGGGACGGTCACGGCGAGGTCCGAGCGGATCCGGTCCGTTGTCGGGCACTGGGCAAGGCGGAACTGGAAGTTCACGGAGTCGTGCGTTTGGAGGAGGATCCCCTCGCGATCGCGCTCGGTTCGGGGCATCCAGCCTTCGGCTTGTTGGTGTGGCCAGTGGCGCTTCTCGAGCTGAAGAGCGCCCTCGTAGGTGCAAAGAGCAACGGTGCTCTGAGGGATCCACGCGAGGGCCTCGGTGTAGCAGTTGTCGATACGGTCGAAGAAGACGCGTCGGAAGCCGAAACGATTATGGATCGTTCGGTCCTTTTCGAGGCAGGCACGGACCCGGTTCTGGTAGCGAGCGACGCCGGGATGGAGGGAGAGCCAACGTCGGTGGAAGCGTTCGGCTTCCATGACGGTCCAACCGCGCTGGATGGCCGTCGTTCGAGGCGTACAGCCGTAGTGGATCCCATGGACCGTGTGCTTGCATTCTTGACGTTTGAAGTCCCGTGCGTGGCTCCCAGAGGGGAGGCGGGTAAACTCGGAGCCCCACATCGCTTCGGCATTGTGGGCGTGGAGGTCTATCCCCGACTTGAGAACCGCCTTTAGTTCATCGTCTTCGGCCTCGTAGACGACGACCCAGGCGTCGGCACCCTTCAGGTCGGCTTCGAACTGGACGAACCCGGGATCGGTGAGGAAGAGTTTCCGGATGTTCGGGAGGACAATCTCCTCGGACTGGTCAGTCATCTTCCTCGCCTTTGCTAAGGTTCTGAAGGTTGGTCCCTTCGTCGAAGACGTTCGTCGACGACGAGAGCCGGTGGGTCTCGGTTCCCGCCGGGTTGTAGCTACACGAGGCTCGGCCGTCCGCCCGAAGTTTCATTTGGATCACAGCTATTGCGGTGTCGACCGAGCCGAGCGTCTTGACTCGGTCGATGAGACCGATGAACTCGGGATACCAGAGTCGGAACTGTCCGAGGGCCTTCTTGCCAGTCGTGAGCGAGCCGGTCTTGGGGTCGGTGACGTGGCGGAAGCCGAGAAATTCGTAAAAGAGTACCTTTTGTTGCTTGTCGCTGGTCGTCCAGTAGATCGGGCCAGAGCCTTTGGCCTTGCTTCGCTTCCCAACGGGGGCGATCCATTCCTGGGGGATGATCTCGAGTAGCTCGCGTTCCAGCCGGGCACGATGCTCTTGGAGCTCGAACAAGAGTCGGGCGCGCCGCCGGGTGTCGAAGGCGACTCCGCGGTTCATCATTCGGAGGCAGAGTCTGTTCGTCTGCATCTTGAAGTCCATCTGGCGCTCTTGGCCCAGATGCTTCGTTAAGACCCGTTGGGCGCCACCGATTTCCCAAGTGTTCACCAAGTCCTGGCAGTTATAGAGCAGGTGTTGCTCCAGCGTCCCTTTTGTGTCCCACTCTTTGCCGTCTTCCTTCCAATACCAATAGTAGTCGCAATACATGGATGCGAGATAGTCGAGGGCCTTCGGCGTGCCCGGGAACAGGACATTTTGATTCAACATCGTGTCCCAGTCGAGCCGTGGGGTGAAGCCAAGCCAGCGTTGCATATATTGCGTGTCGTAGACGAAGTTCTGCCCATCTACGAGGATTCCGGGATGCGTCAAGACGCGGCGGATGAGCCACGTTAGGGTGGCTTCTTCCTCGGGAGTCCAATAGCTGTCCAGGCCGCCCCCAGGTACCTTGCGTACGAAAGGGATCGACATTGCGAAGTCGACACCCGACGCAAAGCCGATGCAGGTGATGAGGGGCTTCTTGGTTTCAATGTCGCAAGCCAAGCGGATCGGGATCTCGGAGTCGGCTCGGGCGAGCCAGGCTTCCATGGTCCATTTGGCTTCCTCGAAGCTCGGCGGAGCCAAGAACACGGGCTCGGGGTTCCGCCGCCAATCGTCCCGAAGGGCCATTGGGATCCGGACGCGCATGTCATGGATCGTGGGCTCGCGGAGGTACCAAGCCCTCATAATCCCTGCGGGGTGGATGAGTGGCAAGAGCTTCGTTCGAGGGAAACCAGAACCGAACTCGGGTATCGGGTCCGTATAGGTCATCGAGCCCCGCCAAGTCTGGATGCCCGAAGGGGTCCAGGTCTGAAGGTCGAGTGGGATCTTCCGTCCGTTGGACGTGGTTAGGACCTTCGACGTCGTGTGGCCCGAGAGTGCCCAGAGGGCATAGTTCCCGGCCGCAATAACGAGTGCCCGAGGATGAGCAGCAATCTGGCGATGGAGGCGTTCCACCTCGGATCGCACCAAAGGACTCGGACAAAGGCCACGAATGCGCGGAGCTCCAGCGACCTTCGGTTCGAAGAACCTCCACGTCTCGTTCGCCGCCGGTTGCGCCGCCACCACGTTCGTGTAGAGGATCTGTCGCGGATCGATTCCGGCTCGGGCGAGCATTCGATCATGTTCAACTCCGGATGAGCCCACGAGGGGGATCTTGTGACGAGCCTCTTCGGAGCCCCACGACTCGGCCACGAAGACGATCGGAGCGTCGGGGGCGCCACGGGTCCCGTAGGCGAGGTCATTCGGATCGGGAATCGGAACCTGCATCGGTCTCTCCGGTCAGAGCGTGGCGGATCTCGATCCAGGCGCGATGAACGAATTCGGTCGCCACAGCGGGGTCTTGGGTGAGGAACTTCGTTGCTCGCCTCAGGCCAAACTTGTCGAATAGGTGCTTTCGTACCTTGGTCGCGATGATGGCAATGTCGCCGTCGTGGAGCTCACGGATGTCTCGGGGCTTCTGGGACATCGGAGGTCTCCTTTCCGTGGACTCGCCCGAGGGCGATGTTGAAATAGTTCTCGGCCAGCTCGATGCCGAAGCCAAGACGTTTCGACTCCTGGGCGGCGACCATGGAGGCGCCGGTTCCCATGCACGGATCCAGGACGGAGTCTCCGGGGAGGGTTGCGGCCTCGATTAGGCGCTTCATGAGCTCGACAGGCTTCTCCGCGCCGTGGTTGCGTTCGGTCCGCGAGACGCGACGCTCGTCGAACACGTCGGTCGGACTCACGATGAGTCCGCGCTGGCTCTTGGTCGCAAATAGAATGAACTCTGTCGTGATCCGGGGGCCTTGGGAACCCCAAGGGGCCAGTCCCTCGGAGTGGCTCTTTAGCCAGATCAATGGACGTCGGAAGGGTGTCCAGCCCGCCGCGGCGGCGGCTTCTTTGAGCCACCCGAATAGGTCGATGTCGCAAAAGAGGAACAGGTTCGCTCGAGGCTTCGTGACGCGGAAGCCCTCGGTTAGGATAGTCTGGTAGAGCTCGGCAGCCTCCTTCGGAGTATCCTCGTAGTTGTGGTGGTGAAGGGTTCGCGCTCGAAGGCCAGCGCTGTTTACATCAATGCCATAAGGGGGGTCGCCCAGGACAAGGTCGAAGCGTCCCGCCTCGAGGATCGGAAGCAGGACCCGAAGGTCGCCCCTCTTGAGCTCGATCGCCGGCGCGGCCGCCACGGTGACTAGTTGGCGGCGGATGAGCTCGGCTTGGATCTTCGCCTCTTCGTCACGATAGATGAGCTGGAGCGCCTCGCTCTCGTTGCGCGCCGCGGCGATTGCGGGGTTGTCGAGATGTCGGGCGATCGTGACGGCGTTCGAGAGCTTCACCTTGGCCGTGTTACTCGGGGCTGGGACCTCCGAAGCTAGGGCCGGATTCGGACGCTGGCCTTCGCCCTTCGGAGCGAAAGAGCCGCGTTCCGTGAGCTCGGCCGCCGTGTCTCGGAGGCTTTGCTTCGGGTTCGCGGCGAGGCGCATCGCGTGGAGGTCGGCCATCGCCTGGATGCGGTCTTGCCATGGGACCTCCTCGCGTCGGATATTTTCTTCGAGTTCGGCCTCGAAACGACCGACTTCGTCGAGGTAGTCTCCGAGGGGCGTGATAGGGATGTGCCCGGGCGGGACATCGGCTTCGCCGCAATTGAAGTGCGGGGCCGGCTGTTGGCCATTCAGCTCCTGAATGGCCCGGAGGCGGCGCTCGCCCACGGAGAGGATCCACTTGGGACCATCGGCCCACATTACGGGAGGATGGAGAAGCCCCACTGTGAGGATGCTCTCCTTCAGTTCGGCGAGCGGCCTTGGGTCGATCCGACGTCGCTGCCGGCGTCGGACCTCGACCGAGGATAGGGGGATGATCTTCACGGAGGCCTCTTAAGTATTCGAGGAGAAGAAGAGAGGGGGCATTTGCGCCCCCGAGTTTCCGGGCACCAGCTCGAGGTGGGAGGAGTACCTCAGGGGGCTGGCGGTTCCCCGGGTTCCGGGTTCCGGGTTCCGGCTAGCGGATCGGCGACATACGAGTGACTTCGGCTCGCTTGAACTTCGTGCCGTCCTTCCGACGGATCTCCCGATGCTCGATCTTGCCCATGAAGGGGCCGGCGCCGCGGAGTTGGCCCATTGACCACGGACCGGGGTTGTTCTGACCGGCGGCGTGGCGGAGCTTGCCGAGGTCGATGTTCTTGTTCGGGCCGAAGCTCAGCTGACCCGTTTGGGGATCGAGGTCCAGAGTGCACTCGTAGTATACGCGGACCTCCTGTTGACCGAAGAGCGTCCGAACGGCGTCGTCGTCGACGATGATCGGAAAGGTGGCCTTGTGCATCTGGCCGGGCTGGCCGGCGTTCGGACCGCGCTGGTAAGTGAACTCGAACGTCTCGAAGATCGAAGAGTCGAAGTCGCCCACGAAGAGGCGATATTCGCCTTCGGGGACCAAGGTGCGTTCGGTCTCGAGCGGCTGATCCACGGTGGTCTGCATGAAGGCATTCGGGTCGAAGCTAGTAGACATTGGATAGTTCTCCTGCATCGGGCGTTAGCCAGGATGCTCTAGAGGATCACTGAAGTGGTGCCTTGGAAGGAGAGAGGGGAGCAGCCGGCAATCGCGGGCCGCTAGCCACGGGAGGCACCGTTCCCGAGGATTGGGATGGCTGTGTCGAAGGCTGTGTCGGAGTGGTTCCGGAAGATGCGTAGCCGGTTACCGGCTGTGTAGGGGGGCCGCTGGTGGGCGTTTGCGCGCCGGGTGGCACATTGCCGCCCCCGGTTGGATTGGGCGCACCAGTGGGCTGCGCAACGCCGTGGCGGGCCATCCCTGGGGCTGACTGTCCGGGTGGCCCGGCGGGTGCCCCGCCGGGGGCCGCCGATCCGGTCTTCGCGAGCGCGACGCGACGTCGGTAGGCGGCCACAATGGGGCCGAAGTCGGCTGGCAAATCGCTTCCGATCGGAAGGGCACGGTTCTTGAGGTCCATCGAGCCATCCACGGTGGACCAACGAAAGTCGGCACGGTTGCCCTGAATGAGGGTACGGCGGGCCAGGACGACTTCGCTAAAGAAGGGTGGGATCTTCGGGGCCAGCTTCGCTCCGATCGCGCTTACCATGAGCTTGCGGACGCCGGTCAGCTCGTCCATTTCCTTCTCGACATGGGCCGTGAGGTTGAAGAAACAATCGCGGTCGGAGTTGATCTTCACGAGCATGGATTGGACGAAGTTCTGGGCAATGCCCCATTCGCCGGGGTTCGCGGTGGGCTTGAAGCCAACGGTGCAGCCGAAGGCGATCATGCACCACCCGGTTAGGGAGTCGATGTTAAGCGAGCAGGAGTCGTCCCAGGTCGTGAAGTCGCCCCAGTCTTGGTCTGTGCGTTCGCAGTGGAAGTTCTTGAGCATGTTCAGGAAATGCATCGCCGGCGGACGGAACGCCGATTTGCCCATGTCACGTTGGTCGGCGAGTTGCTTCTGGTCCATCGAGGAGATCTTCGAGATCATGTCGGCAAGTTCCATCCAGCCGGCGGCGCCCGGGGTGCAGACGGCCCAATGGAGGAGGTCGATCGGCGCCTTCAGCCGATCGGCGGCGTCGAGGAGCGAGGCGACGCCGTCGGGCTCGGTGACGAGGACGAAGGTTCGAATACCGTGGAGCGTCTGGGTGACCAGGGCGGAGGTCTTCCCGGAGCCCGAGGGGCCGCTCAGGAGCACAGAGGGCGGCTGGAGCCGAAGGGTCATTGGACGGTTCCTTCCGAGGCGGGAGGGAGGACCCCTTCGATAAGGTCGAGAAGGCGATTGAGGTCTTTCTGAAGGAACTGAAGGATCTCTCGAACCTGAGTGTCCGTAACCTCGTCGCCGCCTCGACCGAGCATTTGGTTCAGATCCTGATAGATCCGGTGGGCTTGGCCGCCCACGAGGCTGATGACTTCACTCTTCGAGAGCTGATCGAGTCGCATTGACATCGGAGGTCTCCTGTGTTCGGTCGGACGAGGGGCGAAGGGCGATGGCTTCTTGGATATTGGCCTGCTCGACGACGTGGCGAGCGATGGCGGCCCAATAGTCGGCCGCCGTTGGGTGAGAGTGCGCCCCGACGAGGCCGCGAGCGTGCTCGACGGCCCGGTCGCCGAGGCGATGGAAGTTCAAGAGGGTCGGATCTATGCTCACGAAACGACCTCGTGGATGACCTCGGTCGAGATGGTGACCCAGATCTCGGCTGGCGGAGTCTTGGGGAGGTACCGCTTCGAGACGTAGATCGAGGTGAGCATCGGTTCGACAGCTTCCGGCGCCGCGTTGTAGCGGACGCTGTGCTTCTTGGGCTCGTCGAGGACGAGGCGCTGGGTGGTGCGGGGCATTAGAACATTCCTTCTAGGTCGTCGATGGTTGCGGAGGGCTTTCGTGGCGCGGGGGCGGAGGTCGCGGGCGGCGTGTTGGCGGTCTTGAGCCGATGGATGAGGTCGAATATCGCGAACAGTGTGCGGTCCAGGGATTGGACCCTCAGGCGGAACGTCGCGATGTCGATGGCGAGTTGGTCTTCGTCGCCTGGCCTCTGTGGGATCGTAAGAGGGGTGTCGGCGATCCGGGCCAGGCCGCGCCAGACGCCTTCGATGGCTGAGCGGAGCTCGGCGAGCTGGGCTTCGGTCAGAGGCGGATAGAGGGCCATTGTGGTCAGCTTTCTCCAAGGATCTGCTTATAGATCCGATCGCTGATCTCGTGGCGGACTCGGCGGCGTTCGACGAAGTCGATGGGCGAAACCGGTTTGCCCGGCGTCACGCCTACGACGCCCCGGAGCAGCGAGATCGCGGTGATGAGCTCTTCGAGGTCTTCGGGGCGGGTGTCGCGGGCTAGGGCGACGGTGAGGGTCGAGTGGCGGTCGGTCAAAGGGATGTCCTCCACCGGAACTGGAATGGGCCGAAGCCGAAATAGTAGTCGCGGATACCGAACTCGTGGTCGTCAAGCCAGTCCCACCAAGGACGAAGCTTGTACCAGCTCGGCCAATGGAGCTGCCATTGGAGCCTAGTCATGGAGGTCGTTCTCCATGTCCTCGTCCTCGTCCGGGTCCTCGTCGGGGACCGGATTGTCCTTGAGCCAATCGGTGGCGGCTTCGTAGAGGGCCGCGGCCAAGGCTGGTTCGTTCTCCTCGGGGTGGTTCTCGCCCTCACAGATAAGTTTGGCGAGGTTGAGGCACCATTGGCGGAGTTGCTCTTCGTTCATCGGAGGTCTCCTATCGGGTCGTGATGATCTTTGCTCGGGGTTGGCGCTCTTCGGCAAGCCGTGGCTCGTGAGGCTCGTTGCCAGGAGTCCATTCGCGAACTTGGTTCGTCGGACAGAAGCCACACGAAGAGCATCGGAGGAGGCCGTAGTTCTTCAAGCTGCCGCCGCCAAGGAGTTCGGTTCCGCAGCGCGGACAGAGAGACTTGGCCATGGGAGTCTCCTTAAGCATTGGCTTGGGCCGCCCCCGGGTCGGGAACGGCGGCGGGGTTCTTCTCGAGTGGGTTCCAGCGACGGACTTCCATCTCCGAAAGCCAGGAGAGGCCATCACGGCTCGAACAGGCGTCGATGAAGATGCAATTGCCGTATTGGGTGCAGGCTTCGGCGAAGTCGAAGTCCCAGGTCCCGGAGTCCCAACAGCGGCGGAGGCGCCACATGTCACGGCGGAGCTGTTCGTACCAGCGAGCGATGAGTTCCTGGCTATAGGGCTGGAAGCTCTCGGCGTGGACGATCTTCGTTTTGAGGATCGAGATGCCACGGACACAGACTTCGGTGGCGGCGAGCCCGCATTGCTGGAGAGCCCAGACGTAGCCGATGAACTGGGAACGGAGCTTCCATTTGTCCTTCCAGTCCTGGCCGATCGAGGAGCCGGTTGTCTTTTCGTCCCGCGGGATCGGACGTCCGTTGTGCTGGCCAAGCATGTCGAAGCGACCGCAATAGAGGAACGGCTGCCCCGACGGATGAAGTGGGAACATGTGAGGACGCTCACTTGGGTCGTATTCCCCATTGGGGTCGATGGCCGGCTCCAGGGGGATTGCGAAGGTGTATTCCATCGTCGGGGAGCCGTCGATCTTCAGGAAGGGCTTCACCGGATCGGTGTGCGGCGGATATTCTTGGAAGTAGCCGCGGTCTTCCGCGGCAGGGCCGCCGGCGATGGCGGTCCAGACGCGGTCGAGGGTCTTCGAGGTGCGCTTCCAGTGGGGGATCTCGAAGGAGCCCCAGTCGAGAAGAAACTTCGCATGGGCTCGGAGGAGCGCATCGTCGAGCGAGAGACCGTCGCAGTAGATTCCGCGATAGGTTTCCTCCAGGGCGGCCGCGAAGCAGGCGCCGGCGTGGAGGTCGATCGAGAGCCCGGGGGGGCGGAGCCCCAGGACGAACTCCTTGAAGAACTTCTGCGGACAGTTCACGAAGGCCGAGCGCTGAGTGGCGTCGATGTTCAGCGGCAGTTGCGGGTCGAAGGGACTCTGCGTTAGTCCCTCCATGAAGAGTTTGGCTGCGGAGAGGTCCGCGGAGAGGTCGGTCATTGCGGTGGTCCTTTTGGATCTTCGGCTAGGAAGCTATAGTCGGGGATGGGACCCGGATCGACGTAGAGGGCACCGGCCCAAGCGGCCTGAAGGGCTACGATCCGGCGGCGGCTCTGGACGAAGGCCGGCACGATATGTGCGGGCATCGGCCCGAACTCGGCTCGGTGGCCCTGGGGGCCTGTTTCGAGGACGAAGCCCGAGTTGCCTTCGCGCCGCGTCGACCAGGAGAAGCTGACTTGGGTCATCTAAATGGCTCTTTGATCTTCGAGGATCTTCAGCGCCGCATTATGCGCTTCGACGAACGCGGCACGAGCCTTGGGTTCTTTCTCGGCGCTCGCGTTCCGCCGTAGCCAGTTCGTGATGCGCTGGCCGACGTCGCCTGCCTGCGGCGCCCGCCGGGCGTCTGCGGCGGCTTCGATCTCCTCAAACCGCCCGTCCTCAAATTCGTGTGCGGCGCGACACCACAGCGAGCCATCATGCTCACTGCGATAGATCACCATCTCGTCGTCCTCGGCGATCTCGTGAGGCGGCGTCCACTGAAGTCGGGCGCGGCCGATCTCGACATAGGTCGTTCCGCGCTTCTTGTGGCGCCAGCGGCGCGCGTCGCGGGTCATCGGAGCCTCTTTAGAACATGTCGGCCAAGTCGTCGACCGAGGCGGCGGGGGCGCCGGCTCCGGGGTGCTTCACGGCTCGGGCCTTCGTCTCGCGGGGCGGGCCGGAGGTGCGGCGTCGAAGGGCGCCGGTGATGAAGGCGAGCTCTTGGAGTGTCTCTGTTGGGGCGTCCTGGTAGGAGTTCGGCAAAGCAGCCATCTGGGCGACGATCTCGGTGCGGCGCTGTACGAGTTCGGGGGCCGAGAGGGCCTCCAGGGACGAAGGGTCAAAGGCCATTGTGGGGTCTCCGTGGTCGTCCGCCGGGGCGGTGGCGTCCGAGGGCGCGATTGCGAAGATAGGTTTCGAGGCGTCGAGGGTTGGCCTCTTCGCGGATCTCGGCGTTCGATTGAACGCCGGCTTCGGTCAGGAGGGCTTGGAGCTCGCGACAGACCTCTTGGTAGGAGGTCCAATCGCCAGTTCGAAGCCCTTCGAGGAAAGCGGTCTCGTGGAGGGCACGAGCCAGGACGGCTCGGGAAGACCAATCGCCTGGTTCGCGCACCTCGGGGCGCCCCGTTCACTGGGAGGGACAAGAAGCGGCGGTGGCGGCCCGGGCGGCTCGGAGGCCGTCGGCGATGTAGAGCGCGAGCGAGGCTAGGCTGCCAGCCGATGGGTTGGCGCAGAACAAGCGTCCATATTCGGCGAACCGGGCGAGACGTGTCTGGGAGGTCCCAGAGGCCCGGGCGGCGCAGGCTACGGCCGAGGCCGAAACGTTGAGGAGCTGGATCTGCGGACAGAAGGACTTCGCCGCGGTGTCGACGCGTTCGATACCGAGGTTGACCCTCTGGATGAGTGCTTCGGCTTCGTCGGCGGCGGAGATGAGACGGTTCAGGTCCGTCGTGGTACATGCGGCCAGGGACGCCGCGAGGAACGTTTCGAGAGCGAGAGTCGTGCGTCGTGAAGGGGTCATCGATAGAGGCTCCGAAAAGGGCTTAGAGGTTGCGTAGGTACTCAAGGCTCGGGAGCGAGGGGAGCTCGGTCTCGGGGACGCGCATTTCGCGGGCGAGCCAATAGCGAAGGAGAGCTTCGATGAGGATCTTCCGCGAACCGTAGTGGGGCGCCGCCGTCAGAGGGTTCGCGAGGGCGAACTCGATCTGGCCCGCCAGTTCGGCGTTGATTGGGATCTTCCAGGGCTTGGAGAGCTCTTCGCGGCGGGGTGGCATCGAGGGCGGTTCCAGTGGCTGAGGGAGGCCCCCGAGTCGTAGTCGGGGCAGGAGACTCGGGGGTTGGAGTGGCCTCCACGTGGATGTACTTGGGTGTCCTAGGTTTACATTTGTGGGCCTCCGAGACTACCGGGTTACCCCTATTGGGGGCGTAATCCAATCCTAACCCTGCCCCTAATGGGTGTCAAGTCTTCCCGGGGGCTTTTTGAGAGCTCCCGGGGCCGGTCCGCGGATGTGTTGAGGGGTCGGTCGTGAAGGTCATGGCTCTTAGTCCTTCATCTTGCCGAAGAGGGAGTCGAGCGTCCCAGGTTCCGGAAGCGGCTTCGTGTTGGCCTTCGACGGAGTCGCAGAGGGGAGTGCATCGGGAATCTGAACGCCGGCGGCTTGGAGGAGTTCGGCGAACTCGGAGTCCTTCGGGCTGATGGTGAAGGTGACCTCGACTGAGCGGTCGTGAGGGATCTTGTTGCGCCCCGAAAGGTCGAAGGACGTCCCTGGGTCGAGCTCGATACCGATCTGGGCCAGGGAGACGAGGGCGTATTGCGGGTGATCGGCGAGGCGCATGGCCTCGCGGAGCTGCTGGGCGCGGAGGCGGAGGCGGATCGCTTTCTTCCAAGGCATCCGCAGAACGAGCTGGGTCTTGGCGCCGTGGATGAGGGCCGCGAAGAGTTCGGGGCCGAAGCTCGACACGGGACGTGGGGCCGGCGCGGGCGTCGTGGGTTTCCGGGGCGGGTGGGGCATTGGAGCCTACTCCTGGAAATACGTCAGAATGGCGTTGTGGTGGATGCCGTAGGTCTCGGGGATCCTCCGGAAGGAATCGGGGTCCCAGGGAGGGGGCTGACCGGCCGCGGTGGCGGCGGTGTTTGCCGCGCGCATGGCTTGAAGCTCGGCAGCGGCGCAGATCGACTGGGCGATGATGTAAACGACTTTCTCTTCACGGGTCATAGCCAGAGTTACTCCAGCCCGATGAAGCGGTGACGTTGAGAGGTGAAATAGGCTCGCGCTGCGGCTTGAAGGCGACGACCACTTTCGGGTACGAGGCCTGTGCCTGTGGTGAAGTCCTCGTTGAGGATCGCCGCGACGGCGCAGTCGAAGTCGTCGTTTTCGTTGGCGGCTCGGATGTCGGTTCGTTTCGTAGTCGTGTTCATGGCTTGGGTTCCTTTCGTTGGGAGAGAGTTGGAGGTCGGTCAAAGGGGCGGCAACAGCAGAGGTATTCCATCTGTGCGACGTGGAAAGAGCCGTCGTGGGTCCACTGGGCAAAGCGCCAGAGCCAACCGAGGCGCTCGTAGTCGGAGACCAGGGCGCTCGGGACGGTTCGGAACCAACGGAGGGGGCGGTTCATGGCTGATGGTCCGTCGTTGGGAGGAGTGAACGGAGCTTGGCGACAACTGCGTCGAGGGCGCGATAGCCGAATAGTGGTTCATCTGGACCGGAGGGCATGAAAATGTCCGAGGCTACTCCTTTTGGGATCTCGAAGAGCTCGGCCAAGGTTTCAGGAGCAGTGAGGTCTGTTTTGCCGTGTAGCACTGGACCTCTTGCACCGCAGAAGAAGCTTTCGGCTTCGAAGGTACCGAGGATGGAGAACCAGCCGGCGGCGCAGCCTCGGGTGCCACAGTCGTCGCGCCAGTAGGTCATGTCGAAGGAGCAGCTTGGGAGACTTTCGAGGCGCTCCCGAAGGCCCTGGAGGGCCTCGATGGCCCGTTGGATGCGTCCGATGTTAGGCATGGGAGGGTTCTCCGTGTGGCTAAAACATGTTGCAGAGATCGTCGAGCGAGGCAACGGGTTTCGGGGGGCGACCTCGGTTGGTGGTCGGGGCACTGGGCTTCGCGGGGGCGGACTCGGGCGTCGGGGCCGTCGGGACTGAGAAGATCGCTACGACCCGCTGTGGCTCATGGTGGATCGGAACCGGAAAGTTCCGGTTTTGATCCACTTGTGGCTGATGGCACCAGTTGCAAAAGGGGAGGGTTTCGGGGCGGCCGCGGCTCTGGTACAGAGGGACGTCCCAGCGGATCTGGGTCTCGCGTCGGAGGAGGCGAGGGCGCTTGGCTAAGCGCCAAGCGGTGGGTCCGTCGGCTTCGGCGAAGAGCTCGGTCCACTCTGCAGAGTGGCCGCAGCATGCACAGGTCTGCGATCTATGTATGGCAATGTAGGACTTTGGGATGAAGTCCTCTGAGTTGGGCTTCACCGGGGCTGTGGTGTCGATCGCGGGGATCGCGGGGATCGCGGGGGCGGCGTTGAGGGTTGCGAGTTTCATCGGAAAGGGATCCTCAGTAGGAACGGTGGGTAGGCGGGAGGTCGCGAAGCTGTTCCCGAGTCATCTGTGGGCCGGGTACGAGGAAGTCTTCCCACACATAGCGCGGTATGAGCCACGAGGGGATGTCCTTTTCGCCCCGGACGACCGCGAGGGCGTACCGGTGGTGTCCGTCCATGAGGAAGGCGCCGTGTCCGTCGTCGGGCCGCGAACCCCAGAGGCCCCAGATGAGTGGTTCGAAGTTCCAACGTCCTGGGCAGCGGAGGGCCAGCTCTGTGCAACGCCGCGGATCGAACTGGCGTTCTTCGAGCATGGCCCAAAAGTTCCGAGCCTCGATGGCCACGTTGAAGGTTCGAGCCCGAAGCTCCATGGAGTGCATCCGGAGGAGCACTTCGCGAAGCGCGGCGGCGTCGATATGGAGGGTCTCGCCGGAGGGGAGGATGTGCGTGTACATCGGGGAGGGCTCCTAGAAAATGCTGTTAAGGTCGTCGAGATTGACCTTCGGTGCGGAGGCGGACTTCGCCTTTTGCGGGCATTGACCCGGGAGGTGCTGGACCGACCAACGGATTTTGCCGGAGGAGAGCTTCCCGCTCTCGAAGCATTGTCCCTCTTGGGGTCCGACGCGCTCTTTGCAGTTCGAGCAGATGCCGGCGAATTGGTTCGTTCGGGTGGTCTGGGACGTACCTGAGGTCGAGGCCCAGGGGTCGGGCTTCGGTTGAGGCTGCGGGGCGGGTCGCGCGGCGTTCCAGGCCCTGACGGCGGCCTCGATTGCGGTCTTAGCCGGGACTAAATCGGCCCCGGTTGTCATACGAAGCTTACGGATCATATCAGTCAGGTTGATCCCTTGTGGGGCGTACCGGGCGACGATGTCTGCTGCGTGACTGCCAAGGTCGAGGGGGGGCGGAGTCGTAGGTCGAGGCCGAGGTTGGGGTTGAGGCCTGGGCGGGGCATAGGCCGTGGTGGTCCGGGAGGAGGCGAAGCCGAGGTCGGGCACCGACCCAAAGGGGTCGGCCACGACGGTAATCTTCGACATGATGAACTCAGCCCAGGTTTTGCCGAGGCGATCGAGTTCGGCGTTGGCCTTTCGGATGGCTACGAGGGCTTCGCCATCGTTCGGCGATGTGGTCATCCCAAGAAGCTTGATAAGCCGCTGGTAGCTGAAGCCTTCAGTGTTCGTGGGCATTTGCGGAGGTCCTCCTCTCGGGGGTTGGTGCGGACTTCGGGATGTCGGGTCTCGGGTCCGCTTGTCTGGATCGGGATTGGTGGTGGCTTAGCCGTGGCTCAACCGTGGCTCAGGTAGCCGCCGAACTGTTCCTTTTCTTCGTCAGTCCAGTGCATCGGGGCGCCCGTGGCTGCGTAGCGGGTGCGCTTCGTGGCCAGGTTGCGGGCGGCGTCGGTGAGGCGCGCCTGGGAGACGCCGATGGCGGCGGCTTCGGGGAGGCCGAGTTGGGCCGCGAGCCGGGAATTGTTCCAGTCGCATCCGATGAAGGTCACGGACCAGCCTTTGGCTCGGAGCCATTCGATGATGGCTCGGGCTTGGACTACGGAGGTTTGGCTCTCGTTGTCTCGGCCGTCCGTGACGATGGTGATCGAGCAGCGAATTGGGTCTTCGTCCTTGAGGCGGCGTGCCATGTGGTTGATGGCGTCGTAAAGTGGGGTGCCGCCCCAGGTCGATTGAGCGGGGTTCTCGTGGAGGGACTCCCAATCGGCGATGTCCACTGAACAGTGGTCAATGCCGAGGGCGTCGGTGCTGAAGACGGAGAGCGTTAGGAAGCTCTGTGTGCCGTTCCGGGCTAGAGTGTCCACGTAGGCTTCGATGGCATCCATCATCGGATGCCATTTGTTGATCATCGAGCCTGAGCCGTCGAGGAGGATGAAGTCGCGCTGGGCGCGGTGTTCGGCGGGAAGCCGGTGTTCGGGCATTGGGAGGTCTCCGGTGGCCATATGGGTAGTCGGGTACCGCGCGGCCAGGGGGCGGTATGGTGTCAACGTAGGGGAGCGTTGCCAGGGTGTCAACGCACAATGTTGCATGGCACCCCCGCGCCGGGTGCATGGCTCAGCCTCGGATGTGCTGCCCTCGGTTGATGTATGTTCCAGTGTGGCCCGGTGGCTGCTCGACCCGTGGGCGTCTTCAGCTTCGCGCTTTGGGTCGGTTGGCAAGTCGGTTCGCAGGTCGTGTCTCGAGTCGTGTCGTGGCTGGGTGGCCCTGGCATGGCTGACATCGAGAGAATTTTGCGCCCCGGACCCCCCGTGGCCCGGGGGCGGCCTCGGCCTCGGGATGGCTCTCTAGAGGCCTCGGTCCAGAGGTGGCTCTGTTCTTCTAGAGGCTCTAGAGAGGTCCCCTAGAATTTTCCTCGGGACGGGGGGGGGAGGCACGGGGGGCACCCCCTCGGGAGGGGCCTAGAGGGCCACCCCAGGGGGGGGTCACCGGGCCGGAGTCCGAGAGTGTCAGCGGTGACAGGCTCGGAGAGCTGGGTTGCGACTTGCGAAGCGACTTGGGAAGCGACTTGCCTCGCAAGCTGGATCGCGAGGGAGGGTCCTGAGCTGCCGCCGCGGGCGCCGTCGAGCTGCCGCCGGGGTCCCGATTGAGCCGCGGACGGCCCTGGCTTTGAGCCGCCCCCGGAGTCACGCAACATCGAATGTCGGTAGTCCGAACGTGGACAGCGATGGGAGTCGTGGGTCTAGGAGGGGGTCGAGGCTGAAAAGGGGGCAGTATCGAGTCTTGATCCTGCCCCTTATGATGGAAGATGGCCGGAAGTAAGCGGAAGACGCTCGGAAGAGGCCCCTGTTGTGTGTTGGACCCCGGGGCGGCCCCCGAGAAGCGAAACGGGCGCCCGAAGGCGCCCGTCCTGCATGTCGTGCCTCGTGTCGGGCTTAGCCAAGCATGGCGGCGAGGTCGTCCACCGTCCGCGTGGTCTTGTTGGTCCGCTTCGCATACTCGTCGCGAACCGCAGGAACTGAGTGGGCCATCGTGACCTTCTTGGGATCCGCGGCCCAAGCCGCGAGCAGCGCAACGCGGTTGGCGTCGTGCTGCGCCGGGTCCTTCTTGCCGCTCGCCTCCAGGACTGCCAGGACGCAGTCCGCCAAGACCTGCTGATCGATGCGGGGGCCACCCTCGCGGGTCCGATCGACCCACTGGCCGCCGTTGCCTCCGGTACCGTGGATGAGTGCAAACCTTCCCTCGATGGCCGCGATCTGCTCGACGCCGCCCCCGGCCTCTTTGCCGTTCCGCACGGCAGAGGCCTCGTTCGTGGCGAGCGTCCGGGCGCCGAAGAGGGCGAACATCCGCGTTGCGTCGGTGTTGCCGAGCAACTGGTAGTCGAAGGTCTTGCCGGTCTCCAGATCCTGATAGCGAATCCCCGTGGCGTCTTCGTAGTCGTCCACGACCTGTCCGGCACTATCGAGCAACGCATGCTTGGCAACGGCGCGCTTCGAGGTCTCGGTCTGTGTCTCGACTTGGGTATTCATGTGGAGGTCTCTCCGTTTGGGCTCCGGCCCTTGCCGGCGCCAACACACATAAAATGGCGCGCCCCGGCCCCGGATGCAAGACCTGGTGCTATGCATCCTCGAGGGGGCAGCCATGCAGCTTCGCATGGCCCGGCGCCCCCGAGTTGGCACGCTTTTGGTCGCGCCCCGGCCTCGTGTGTGTTGTTAAGGGGGGGCCT